CCAGTCGCGGGGTGCGGCCGCCCAGATTATCAAAGCACTTGGTGAAAGCGGTCAGCTGTCTGATCGTGATATGCAGTCAGCTATGGATATGCTTCCAAAGAATACTGATAGCGATAAGGTCGCCAAGGAGAAGATATCAAATCTAATGTCACTACTGAGAGGATAATCGCATTATTTAGAAAAATCACAGGCTATATCATAAAAAGACTATGCTATTATCAAAATATAACAATAATAAGGAGTAGAAAATGAAATTTTCGCAGACAGTACAAGCGATTACCTACAACAAAATCCTTCCGTCAGTCGTGGATCTTGTCAACGATTCAAATATCTTGACAGCACGTGTCACGGGTACATTATTAAAGAAATGGCAGGGTACTACTGTATCTCAGCCAGTGCGGGTGAAGAACTCGACCACCGGTAAATCATTCGATGGCCTTGATGAGTTCAACACAGCCGTACAGGACAACACGCGAAGTCTCACGTGGTATCCAACTGGCTTTGCGCAGACTTGTAGCATTTCTGGTATCGAGAAAGCTGTCAACGGCACTAGCGATCGTAAGGCACTTTCGTTGGTCTCAAATGCACTAGAAGATGCAAAGAACTCGGCGCTAGAAGCCCTCGGTAGCCAGTTCTACGGCTATGGCGTTGGCAAAGACTTTGATGGTCTTGGCAACATTACTGACAACGGTACTGCAACATCGTCGTATGCTGGCTTGACTCGCGCAGACTACCCAATGATCAACGGTAACGTTGTAGCAGCTGCTGGTGGTACTTTGTCACTCGATCTGATGGCATCGACATATGACACCATCAGTGCGACCGGTTCAGACCAAGACAACCCAACTATTGTCTACACAACCCCAGCTGTTTGGAGTTTATTCGAGAAACTGCTTGATTCAAAGATCTCAGTTCAGTACAACCCAGTAGCTATTAATGGTTACAACCGTGTATCTGGCAAGACCCCAGTTGGTGTGTCTGTTCCAGCTAGCGAGCTGAATGGTGCTGCCGGTATGGTATCTCTGAGCTTCCGCGGCAAGCCAGTTGTACCAGATCAGAAAGCACCAGACGGTGACATGTTCTTTGTCAACGAGCACTACATGGGCTTCTACCGCCTAGAGCATCCAGATCTACAGTCGGTTAAATCGACAAACGAAGTCTCAGAAGGCCCATACAAGAATGTGCCTCAGCCAGGGTTCTTGCAGCTCCGCAACTTTATGAGTCCGGTCAACCAGCTTGGTGAGATTGGTGCTCTGATCGCGCTTGGTAACTTGGTACATCGCCATCCACGTCGGAATGGTCGTATCACTGGCATCACCAAGATCTAGTCTGAAAAAGGCAAAACAAAAAGAGCGGTTAAACACCGCTCTTTTCTATGACTCCACGTCAGTCATAAACCCCCTTTACAGTATACTATGCGGACGTGTCTTTTACCATACACATATAGTCATATAGTTTACCCACGTCTGTTAAGTGCCACTTTTTTCCGTTGTGTTCAATAGTACATGCTTCTGGGTCTTTGCCAGCTTTTGGCGCGTCCCATAACCACCAACTGATCGTGCCGCCGGTATTATTGAACTCCTGTTCAAGTGCAGTAACAATATCAACTGTAAGTTTTGTTGTATAGAAGCCTCCGCTATCAGTCATAATATTTATCAGACAGTTAGTTGTTTTGCGGTCTTGCTGTTGCTGTTCTTGAATGGCTTTGATAATATCGACAAAGGTTTGCTTTTTCATTAGAACAATGTCTCCTGATCAGAAGATTTGCTATGTCGCTCATCTTGAATACGGTAAATTGTCATGATAAGCTTGCCTAGGGCTCTATGACTTTCTATTGACTTAGCTGTCAGTTCTGCCAGCGCACTATCGTCTAACATAGCTAGGGCTTCAAGTTTGCGCTGGTCATGCTTCTGATGAAAATCTGATGGTGTTGTTTCCATTATTAACTCCTTTTAGTTATCGACTCAATAAACTCAATCGCCGCATCGCAACCATTACAAACAACAGTCTGAATGCCGGCTTCATTGAGTGTCTTAATCCACTTCTTCTGATTTTCTGATGTCGTGCCTCCTTTTTTGCGTTTCATTTCGATAGCGACAAGACGATAATTTTTACCATAAACACCGTCGCCACTAACAACAGGATTGTCTCCATAATGTATGAACTCCATCGTTGCGTCGCTATAGTCTGCTGGGACTACCACGAATAAATCAGGCACACCAGAACTCACACCGAGCTTCTTGTTTTTAGCTTTCTGGCTCCAGCTTCGGGTGTAGGTTTCATTCGGCACGCGAAAGTGCGGATAGCCTTTTAGTCGCAACCACTGCACAAATGCTTCTTGCTCCTGATCCTCGGTTGGATTATCTATGTTTGCGAGATTAGGCATTATTCCCACTCCTTAATTCCAAAATAGATCAACCAGTCTTGCTTGTTTTCTTTGATGGATTTTTTAATGCTGTCATATGTGCCGAAGTAAATAGCCGAAGGATATTGCAGAAAGGCAGTCGCTTTAACCAACAACTCTTTATCATTATGGTTGTAATAAACTGTCCACTTATTCTGATCGTTATTGCTCCAATCCGGCTCAAAGTTTGACGTCCGACGTAGTCTGACCTCGGCTAGTTTACGTTCAAGGGCTTGTTCGGCTTCTGTTTTAGTGTGATAAACATTACCATTGTCAATATTCAATCTGTCAACGATAGCGTCCGCGTAATTGCGAAAGTCAACTTTGCCCCAATAATCGATGTGCCAATATGTATCACCCCATTTAAGCTTCCAATTGATACTGTCTGTTGGTTCGAACCACTCGTCAAAATTATCGATTTCTCTAACAGGAATTGAATGTCTATATCCTGATTCACACGCTTTCAAAACCCTTGTGCCATCGATTTTAATTTTCTCTTTGAAGATTGCCCCAGCTTTAACGGTGGGCAAATCTTTTAGTAGCTTATATAGTCTCATACTTAATCCTTAGGTCGTTGACTGTTGGTTGATTTTTAATAGCTGGATAAACTCGACGAATAAGTAACCTGCGATATGGTTCCTTGCCGTCTATAGTTAGCTTTATACCGTTAAGCTTTGACTGCCCTAGTAATTCAAAAAACATAATCTCACCATCTTTGGTTTCTTGCGTATAAATAGCATTTTCCGACGGAGTTCCGTCTGCTCTTAGAAAAACAAGGTCATCATCTGAAATATCCGATATTCTCATATCTCTTTTCCGTCCTTATAACATTTCGAATATCCCATCTCGCCACCAACCGTTTTACAGCGAGCTTTAGTATTCGTGTATTGAGCCTCTCGCTCTGACATTTGATCCTCCCAAACAGCAGCCCAGTGCAAAAAGACAATTATTGAAATTATCAGTACATGTACACCTAAGACAATCACTACGTCTTGCGGGTCAGCGTTCTTCATAAACTTCGGACTAATTTTCATTTCGTTCCTTTTCCTCAACCGCAGAACTGGGGCAAGGCGACACCAAGTGAGTGTATATCATTAGTTAATTACTTTAAGGTTGGTGTCGCCTATTAGACAGATGACCCGGGTGGGCAAAATGGTCATCTGTCCAGTTGACAGCATAATTACAGAGCAAAGGATTTCTCACCTTTCGGCTTACTCCCGTTCGGGAACCCAGCTTTATTCCTCAGATTATGCCGCCAGTTCTACGGTTGAATTGTCAATGTTCTAAACCATTTTTCCCAAGTGGGGAAATTGGTTTTCTACTGGGTACGATTTGTACCCGATTGGTTTAACTTTGCCCAGTTTATTGACCTATGGTAGGTCATTGGTTAATGGCTTTTATATATTCATATTCATCTGCGAATCGCTATCAATCCGCTTCTTGCCAGTCACGAGGTAGCGTGAATCAGTCAGATTGCTATCGACGTAATTGTCGGCCAGAATATTGACGAACATCATTGCGTCACGGTTATCCATGATAATAATGCCGTCGCGATTGTCTGACATAAGCGCCAAATCCATTTCCTCGGCGTAATCGACAACTCTTTCCTTACAAGGCAAATGCTCAACATCCAACTTCATCAACATAGTAGTCAGTGATTTGTTGCGGTCAGCCAACTCTGCGAATGACAACCCCTCAGGCAAGTTCAGTGCAAACTTTTTCATCAAAAGATCAATGACTCGCTTTGTTGCAGCGTCGCTTGATGGATCTTGTTTGAACAAATTGACAAACTTCTTTAGATTAAACGCAAACACTTTCCCGCCAGCGATCAATACCTGATTGTTGGCTGGTATCTTAAATGCTGCGTCGGCATTAAGCTCGCCAAAGTCACTGCCGCTAACTTGCCACGTGAGACTTCCGCTCAACATCTGCGACCGCTGCAGCTGTTTGGCGATGTAAAAGGTCTTGTCTGGATCTTTTGGGTCGCTAAACCGCGCTACAATACCGTGCATACGCTTCATCTCGTGTTCTTGTTCATTGAAATCAGAGATACGATCGTCTCCAAGAAGATAAACGAGTGTCTCAGCACGCTGGATGCTCTCAAGCTCGCTGTATAGCAAAACATTTTCCATTTGATCGTTTGTTGCGTAGTCCCTAATAGACAGTCCAACTTCTGCTCCAGTCTCCACAAAATTGATCATGTCGTAAAGAAACAGTGATCGCATTTGGTCTTCTATGGCCGATGTTTTCAGTGGTAACACGTATGGCGTAAAGTTTTTATTGAAAATGAACAGGTCGATGAGCAGATCTTTCTT